ACGCCGAGCAATAGCCCAGAACCAACCCCAACAATAGAGCCAACGCCCCAGCCCCAACCCACTCCTGAATCATCTAATCTTCCTTCCGTTGATACCAGTACAGTAACATCAATACTGCCAGAGCAACTGATAAACCCAGAACCATTACCTACTCCTCTTCCTGTTGAACCAACACCGAGTCCAGAACCTGTTCGTGAACCAACTCCTACACCAACACCAGAGTCTGAATCTACGCCTGCACCTACACCAGAACCAGAGCCAACTCCAGCGCCAGAACCTACTCCTCAACCTTTACCTTTACCGATTCCCGCACCCGAGCCAGAACAGACTCTACCTCCAGTGCAAGAACCTTTACCTCAACCTGAGCCATTGCCAGAGCAGCCCGAGCCTCTAGAACCTGAGCCTTTACCCGAGCCTCCAACTCCCGTAGAAGAGCCTCCAGTGCCTCCTGAGGAGCCTCCTGTGGCTGTTGAACCGCCTCCTGAAGAGGAGGAACCACCCGTAGATGAGCCACCTAGCCCTGCTCCTGAGCCTGAGACTGAGGTTGCACCTGAACCTGAAGAAGAGGCTCCTGCAGAGGAAGTTCCTGCTCCTGTAATTCCTGAACCTGCACCTGAACTTGCACCTGAACCTCCTATGGTCGCAAGTCCTAATGCTACCACAGAAGAAAAAGAAATTGTTGCCGAAGCAATCATTGAAGCAGCAAATGGTGCTCCTGTGACTGCACAAGCAATCCAAGAAGCAGGTCTTGAGTACAAAGACTTGCCACCTGCTACACCTGTAGAAGTCCGTGAGGATGAGAATGGCAATGAAGTTGTCATCACAGCAGAGGTAGCAGCAGCATTGGTAGTTCTTGAAAGTCCTGCTGAACTTCTAACTGCAATCTTTAATGACCCAGGTCAAGCACTTCTTGCTATTGCAAGTATTGGTGCTGATATGTCAGATGAAGAAAGAGAAGAATCAGAAAAAATTATTGTTGCATCTGTTATTGCTGGTCAAGCCGCCGTTAATGCGGCAGGCATGGCAGCAGCAGCAGCCACTACCAGAACCCCGTCTGGTGGCGGTACAACTGGCGGAGGCGGAGCCTCTGCTGGTGAATCTAAAGCCGTAAGGAGACGCAAGCCTTGAAAATATTAAGAGACATGGTTGACCAACTTTGGACACTGCTTGGCATGTTCATTGCATGGGTTGTTCTTGATGGAAGTGCCAAGACAGTAGTTGGCTATGCCATTGGTGGAACACTTATTGCCTGGGCAATCACATACCCACTACGTAACCCGAAGGACGAATAATGGACACATTTAAAAGTGTAATAATGAGAATCTTTGCTGTTATTGCAGCAGAATCTCTTGGAGTTATTGGTGCTGGTTCCTTGGTAGGTATCGAAGTATGGCAAGCAGGAGTATTGGCAGGTGCACTAGGTGCAGCCCGCGTACTTGAGACTTTAGCCCGCTTCTACCTAGCAGACGGAAGCCTGACATCAGAAGAAATCAACGCAGCCTTTGCTAAGGTTGACAAGAAAGCGAGTGAATAATGGGACAAAGAAACGACTTCATCAAAACTGCAAGAGCAGAAATTGGTGTAATCGAAGGACCTAAGGACAACGAAACCAAGTACGGAGCCTTTACTAAGGCTAACTTCCTACCTTGGTGTGGTTCTTTTGTGAACTGGTGTGCTAACGAGGTTGGCTTGAAGATTCCTTCATGCGTATCAACTGTTGTTGGTGCATCTGCATTCATCAAGAAGGGTCAGTGGGAAAAGGCTGAGGAAGCCACACCACTACCAGGAGATGTTGTCTTCTTTGATTTCCCGAACGACGGCGTAGACCGAATCTCACATGTTGGGATTGTGGTCAGGGACAATGGCGACGGTACTGTTACCTGCATCGAAGGCAATACTGCCCCAGATAAAAAGGGTGACCAGCGCAACGGAGGGCAAGTATGCCTAAAGAAGCGTGCTTACAAGAAGAAGAACGGGCCTGCCTTAAAGAAATCTGCTGCAGTAGTTGTGGTAGGATTCGGCAAGCCTGTATTTAAGTCATAAGACTTTTATACTTGAAAAAAGGAGAACCAATGGATATCAATACACTTAAGCAAGTCTCGTTGTCATATGCTCGTGCAGCAGGTGCAGCGGTAGTTGCGATGTACCTAGCAGGAGAGACAGACCCTAAGAAGTTGGCTTACGCCTTCGCAGCAGGTTTTATCGGTCCAGTTGCTAAGTACTTCGACAAGTCAGCGAAAGACTTCGGTTTGACCAAGTAGGCTAAAGCCTACAAACTAGCCCCTCATTTTACTAGCAATAGTAGAGTGGGGGGCTATTTTGTCGTCCATAGGATACCCCAAACAGGTCGGAAAGATGGCGAGTTGCGCCACTTTCACGGCTCCCAGGTCATAATGTATGGGTCAGGGGTACTTATCGCCTCAACTCGAGGTCAATTTACTTTTGTTATCATCCGCCAGTTGAGTAGAAACCCTTAGCATTGAACTTTACAGGGGCAGAGTTATAGACCCTAGTCATGGGGTCATTGCAGGTATCGCAGTAGGGTATGATTTCATCATCTGTCATACCCCTGGTAATGATGACAACCTCTGAATCGTTCTCACATTTGTACTCGTAACTAGCCATTCAACCCTCCAAGATTAGAGACTTAGTGTATCATAAAAGGGCGGGTAACCGTGGGGCGGAAACTTCAAATGACGGTGACGACATATGTCTGATTCCAACTCCCTGAACCACCATTAAATTCTATGGGGGGTAGGGGGGCGTTTCTTAAAATCTGGCTCAGACAGCATTTAAGAAACCCGTTTCGAGTAGCGGGGTAGTTTAGGGTCTGCTACAGTCATCCCATGAACGAATTACCTAAGCATATTTCCTATTCCAGTCTAACCACTTGGCAAGAGTGTGGCTGGAAATACTATCTACAAAAAGTCGAAGGCGTTAAAGAAGCACACGCCGTATGGTTTACTGGTGGCTCAGCAGTACATAAGGCTACCGAGAACTATGACAACGCAGGCAACATTACTCTTGACTCTGCCTACCTTGATACCGTCTGGAACGATGCTTGGTTTGCCCAAGTAAAAGAAGACGAAGAACTCAACGGTGACATGAACACTTGGCAGTTTGCCAAGAAAGAAGACATGACATGGTGGTATGGCGAAGGTCGCTGGATGTTAGAGAACTGGGCTAAGTTCCGCATGAACGGCTGGTCAGTCTATGAAGACTTCGTTGAAAAAGAATATGAAATTGAAATCGATGACTCATCTGTGAAGATGGCCATTGACCGAGTGATGGTGGACTTCGAGGGGAATCGGGTGCTCCTCGACATCAAGACTGGTGCGTCATCTCAGAGGCATCCTTTGCAACTGGCTGTCTATGCGTGGGCACTGGAGAAGCAAGGGATATCTGTCGATAAGGCAGGCTTCTGGGATGCACGTACTGGTTACGTTTCGTTATGGAACCTCACCAATCTGCACTCAGACCGAGTAGAAGATATACTCAACACCTTTGATAAAGCACGCAAGGAAACAATCTTCCTTCCTAACATGTCTAACTGTGGTCGATGTGGTATAACATCCTCCTGTAAATATGTTAATAGCAACGCATAGAGTTCAAACTCGAACATGAATGAGGAGATAGAAAATGACTGGTAACTTCCAAGTTAGTAGCAAACTCTATGACGGACGTATATTCGTTGTAGCGTCAGAGACCTACGCAGGATTCTGCGAGGCTCTAGAAAGTGCAGTAGGCGTTGAGGAGTCACAAGACCTTCTTAAGCAGATGGCACAATCACTATCAGGTGCTCCACAGAATGCATCACAGGCAGTAGAGAACGTTCGTTCTTCTTACCCTAATGCACAAGTAGACCACACTGCACATCCAACACAAACTTCTGGCAATACTATGGGACCAGAAGCAAAGAAGTGCCACCATGGTATTATGACAAAGCGACAGGGACAGGGTGCTAAGGGACCATGGAAGGGCTATATGTGCCCATCTCCAAAGGGAACTCCAGACCAGTGTGAGCCAGTCTTTATTCGTCGTAATGATGCAGAATGGAATAGTTTCTAAACAATGAGAACACTTGCACGCGCCGTAGGTACTAAGGACATAGGTGGCGAACCGCTACCAACTGTCTTTCGTACCTTTGAACTCAACAAGGTCGTGTTTCGGCGTGCCGAAATCTCGATGATTGCTGGTACACCTGGTGCTGGCAAGTCTTCTGTTGCTTTAGCATTAGCATTGAGAGCAAAGGTTCCAACACTGTACGTCAGTGCTGATACCAATGCACATACAATGGCTATGCGATTACTATCTATGATAACTGGCAAGACTCAATCTGATGTAGAAATTTTACTTGAGACTGAGGTTGCTACTTCAAGGAAAGTAATCAATGACCATGCGCAGCACATCTTCTGGTCTTTTGATTCTAGTCCTACGCTAGATGATTTAGACCAGGAGGTTGCTGCGTTTGAAGAACTATGGGGATGTTCACCTACTCTTATCGTTATTGATAACCTTATGGATATCGCTAACGATGGCGGAGAAGAGTTTGCAAACATGCGCTCTACTCTGAAAGAACTCAAGTACCTCGCAAGAGATACTAACGCTGCTGTTGTAGTACTCCACCATACAAAGGAGTCCTACATCGGGACACCGTGCCAACCACGTTCCTCTCTACAAGGAATGGTTGCACAGTTGCCCGCACTTATCTGTACTGTTGGCTCTGATGCTCCTGGTTTTATCGCCGTAGCACCAGTTAAGAACCGTTATGGTAAGGCAGACCCGACAGGCAACACTGCCTTTTGGTTGAACTTTAACCCTGAATACATGGATGTTTCTGACATCGCTGAAAGGTTAAAATGAGTATCATCGACCCTATCGTACCTCACCCTGACTGGGGCAATCCGTTTCCTAACGTAGACCCTGATGAGTGGGAAGATGACGATGACTAAAGATATAAACCAACTAAAGCCAGATTACACAAGGGCGATGGATATACGTGGTGAACCAACCACGGTATGCATCTGTGGATGTTACATTTGGAATCTCAAAGTAGCCTTCGAACAAGATGGTACTATTGGGATGTATTTCAGAGATATGGAGTGTGCTGACTGTGGAACACAGGCAACCGCCCCAATTGAGGAGTAAGAATGAAACTAACAACATATGCTTGGATAATGGCTGCTGTAGTCTTTGTGGGAACTTTGCCTCACGCTGTGGGTGCGATGTTTTTGGAAAGACAAATAGCAATCAAAGAGAATTGCGCTAAGCCAATCTTTGGTGTAGTAGCAATATCCGAGATGAAGAAGATGGCAAAATGGATTGCAAAGGGCAAAGTCCTGGAGCAATACAAGAGTAATCATGAGTGGAAGTCACTCTTTACTCTATGGAACAGGGAGTCTCGCTGGGATTACACGGCGAACAATCCTCGTTCATCTGCTTATGGAATACCTCAGATGCTTAATATGCCAGAGAATACTCCAATGAATAAGCAGATTGACTTAGGTCTCAAATATATCAAGCACCGTTACGGCAGTCCATCAAAGGCTTTGGCCTTTCATAATCGCAACGGCTGGTATTAATCATGGGTGGTCGCGCAGCAAAGGCTAAAGGTGCAGGAGCAGAGCGAGATGTAGTCAAATACCTCAAGCAATGGTTCCCGTATGTAGACAGGCGTTTAGCAGGTGCGACCCTTGATAAAGGTGACATCTCAGGTATACCTGGTGTTACTATAGAGATAAAGAACCACGCTAAGATGGACTTAGCAGGGTGGACAGAAGAGTTGATAGTCGAGATGACTAACGATAAGGCTTGGACAGGCGTAGTTGTGCACAAGAGGAAAGGCAAGGGGAATCCTGGAGACTGGTACGCAACTATGCCTGTACATGTATGGGTAGAACTCTTAAGGAAGGCACTAGACAAGTGAACGATGAAAACCCGAACATCACTGCAATACTAGAGCACTATGGTGCTACAGTTCCAACCCGAAATGGTTGGGCTAAGATGAAGTGTCCGTTTCATAATGATTCACACGCATCAGCAGCAGTTAATCTGCAAGAAAATCTTTTCAAATGCCATGGATGTCAGTACAAAGGCAGTGGCTACAAAATCATTATGGATAAAGAGGGGGTAGGTTTTCGTGAAGCAATCAGCATCGCAGAAGGAATCCTTAACCAATGCGGCCAGGCATTACCACAGCGCATTGGGCGAGGCGGAAGAATATCTGGCAGGTCGAGGAATAACAATGGAGCAAGCGACAGCCGTACGCTTGGGCGTCGTCTCAGAGCCGTTAACGGGTCATGAAACGTATCTCAATAGGCTCGCGATTCCGTATATTACGCGTTCAGGGGTGGTGGACATTAGATTCCGTTCAATGGACCTATCAGAACCGAAATACATGGGAATGGCTGGTGCGACAACGCATCTCTACAATGTTAGTGCGTTCTTTAGAGCGACCTCATTTATTTCTATCTGTGAAGGTGAGATTGATACGGTCACACTCGATACTGTATGTGGTATACCTGCGGTGGGGGTCCCAGGAGTTAATAACTGGAAGAAGCATTACACCAAACTCCTGCAAGATTTCGAAAAGGTATTCCTCTTTGCCGATGGGGATAATGCTGGTACTGATTTTGGCAAGTCTCTTTCTCGTGAGTTGGGTAACCTTGTGGTAGTGCAAATGCCTGAGGGTGAAGATGTGAATTCTATGTATCGTCTGCATGGCGCAGAGTATTTTAACCACAAGATTGAGAGCGCACAGTAATGTTAATTCCAGTAGACGGACACTTTGAGTGTTCAGAATCCAATTGTGACTTTGTTACTTGCGACCTGTATGAGTTCATGGAGCACTGTGGAGTTGAGTATGAGTGGGGTGTACGCCTTAACAAGCGATACACATTTGACTTGTTTCAGTTCCTAGAGATACTCAATGAGTTGACCAACATGGGTGACTTAGATGCCATGTATGACCACATACAGTCAGCAACCTTGTTGATGATTAACGCAAGTGGTGATGAATTAGAAGACTTTATCGAAGAAAGTGTAGTACAATCGGAGATGTCAGAAGTGATGGACGGAATCGAAAGGCTATTAAAAGAGAATGAATAATGCAGACCTTAAAGAACTCATCTGGAAAGAACAAGCAGTAGACCAGTTTGACCTAGATGTGTATGAAATCGTTGATGAATTGTACGATTTAATGCTGACTAAGCATGCAGATTACGGTCCATTAAACATTGCTAAGTCTCCTGGTGGTCCTATCAATGGGCTACGTGTGCGTATGTGGGACAAGATAGCACGCATCAACAACCTAACTGATAGTGGTTCAGATGCTAAGCACGAATCACTTGAAGACTCTTTCAAAGACCTAGCAAACTATGCCATCATCGGAATGATGGTACTGAGAGGAAAATGGCCAACAGAATGAAAATCTTCGGACCATACAAAGGCAGTAAACAAAATGGTGGGCGTCCAATCTACGTCTTTAAGAGAAAGAAGAAGGATGGCACAGTGGTTACGACTTCTAGCAATAAGGCTAGAGTTGATTACGAAGAAGCCACAGGAAAAACCTTACCAAAGAAAACAGAAGTCGACCACAAGAACAACAAAGGTCGAGCAGGAGATGACAGAATTTCAAATCTCCGAACCATTTCTAAAAGTAAGAACGTAGG